CAAATACATGAAACAAGTTAAGATAGTAGCTATGATTGCTAAAACTCTCAAGCTAAAGGTAAATTATATACCCATGAGACCCGAGATTAATGATTATGACATTATATATAATACGACTCATGAAGAACATTATAAAACGTGGAAAGATCGTGACAATTGGGTTCAAGCTATGCCATTAGTTAAGTTAAAAATCAAAGACCATGATCAAGATACATTGTTTGGAGCATTGAAAATAAGCAAAGATAATACAGTATTCTGGGCATTTGATGTATTATACTATATTCCCACCATATTACACGACAGAACTATAGAAGTATGGGGGACTCACAATGAGTACTATATAACATGGGGAGAAGCTACATTAGCAGCGGATGAAGGTGTGGTTCGTGTTCGAGATGAGCGCTCTATAGAAGTGGAAGTCAAAGGCAATGGATACAACTACATACACCAAAGTTATAGGTGGAAAGATATAAATCCGATATGTTTGCTCAGACACAACTATACTAAATATGATGCAATAGTACAATGGTATAAACCCAAAGGAGTTATGTGCGATTTTCGAGTACAGAAAGTTTATAAAATGCCTATACAACTAAATCGAGTAGTGCTTGATAGAGTAGGCGATATAAAACGGAGGTTGAAGAAAGCTGAGATCAACCACATATCAGCCGCACTACCTATGGATAATGAATATATAGAAAATCCAGATATGCAATTACTTATAGCAGACAATAAGATGTGCGTGTCAGCTCTAAATATGTTGGATAGATATGTAGACTATACAAATGGCAAGAAACCTAGATATGTCGGGGCAGCGTTTTCTACCATTGAACTATGGTTAGTGTGGTTAATATCTTTTAGATTATTAGGCGGATCGTTTATGATTATAATGATGTGGATGTTATGGTTGAAAGTACATAGTTTGTTAAAGCATAAAATACCTCGATATAACATGTGGTGGCATGAGAAGTTGGTGCCATATATACAAGACAGCCATGAGGAATTGCATGCTTTTGGTCGTAAGTTGATACGTCATATACTTAAACTATATTGGTTGTATATGGCTGTAGTAAAAACTGCGTGTATATTGCTGGGCTTGTTGATCTATGCCTGGTTAGGACCTAAACAAAGAACTTTATTTCTATACGTAGTAGGCACCTGGGTTTACTTTGGCATGGTATATTACATTGCAC